TGCCAGTGATGGTGGAGATGCTTTTGTGACTTGGAACCAAGCGGGTGGTGAAGCCTTCGCCATGGGTCTAGATAGAAGTGAAAATGATCTCGTCATCGCCAACAGTTCGAGTGACTTGACCACGAATACACGCCTTCGAATGGCCACCGATGGTGCCGTGACCCTCACGAATGGGACAAATTCTACCTCGAAAACCACTGGAGCTCTCATCGTGGGGGGTGGTTTGGGTGTCACGAATGATATACATGGCGCAGCGGCCACTTTTGATAGTTTAACCGTAGATACAGACACTCTGATTGTGGATGCAACGAACAAACGTGTTGGTATAGAAACTTCCAGTCCCGAAGCGAACTTACATGTTGTGGGTAATGTCATTGTGAGCTCGAATCTCACGGTGGATACAAATACCCTACACGTAGATGCTGAAGGTAACAAAGTGGGTATCTTGACGGTGGATCCAGCGTTTGCTCTCGACGTTCACGGAACCTCGAATGTTGGAGCACTGACAGCATCATCTCTTTCTGTAGATACTGATACTCTACACGTTGATGCGACTAATAAAAGAGTTGGTATAGAAACGTCCAGCCCCGAGGCTAACTTACATGTTGTAGGTAATGTCTATGTGAGCTCCAACCTCACAGTGGATACGAATACCCTACATGTAGATGCTGAAGGTAACAAAGTGGGTATATTGACGGTGGATCCAGCGTTTGCTCTTGACGTTCATGGAACTTCCAACGTCGGGGCGCTGACAGCAACGACTCTTTCCGTAGATACTGACACTCTACACGTCGATGCGACCAACAAAAGAGTTGGTGTAGAAACCTCTAGCCCAGAGGCGAACCTTCATGTTGTGGGTAATGTCTATGTGAGCTCGAACCTCGAAGTAGGTGCGAGTGCTCTCTATGTAGATACAGTATCTGCGACTTCAAATGTTGGTGTAGGTACAGCGACACCTGGATATTCTTTAGATGTCGTCGGCGATCTCAACTTTAGTGGTGATCTGTACCAAGGTGGTAGCCCGTTTGTAAGCACACCCTGGACTATAGAAACTAGTCCAGATGCATTGAGCTACACGAGTGGTAATATCGGAATAGGTGCCGCTAACCCAGACGCAACTCTTCAAGTGACGGGTAATGCCTATGTGAGCTCGAACCTCGAAGTAGGTGCGAGTGCTCTCTATGTAGATACAGTATCTGCGACTTCAAATGTTGGTGTAGGTACAGCGACCCCGGGATATTCTCTCGATGTCGTCGGTGATCTCAACTTTAGTGGTGAACTATACCAAGGTGGTAGCCTGTTTGTAAGCACACCCTGGACTATAGAAACTAGTCCAGATGCATTGAGCTATACAAGTGGAAACATCGGAATAGGTGCCGCTAACCCAGACGCAACTCTTCAAGTGACAGGGAATGCATTTGTATCCTCAAATCTCAACGTCGATGCGAATGTATTCATCGCTGGTGGCCTCGTGACGAACACGGGGGGAGTCACAAAGAAGACATACTCTCAGACTGGTACAATAACGACTGGAACTGCACCAAACATCGACATCGTGTTCTCAGATCATGCCTTTTCTGCTAAAATCACTGCACAACTCATTGAATCTGACATAGAAATAAGCACACTCAATATCGATGTCACGGGTGGGCGAAGAGGTGGTGCATCCACAAGTACCTTAAACATCGCTAAAGGACCTCTCTCAATTTTCGGTGATGCTACCTCAAATCCTTGGAGTACAACAGTCGGTGCAACCACGACGACCGTTACCCTAACGCCATCTACAAACTTAGATGGTGAGGGACATTACAACATATTCGTGGAATACATTTCAGGCGACGCAGCTGGAAGTGTCTCAACTATCGGTGGAACATCTACTGGGTACTAAATCCCTTTCAGGAGCGCCCCAGACGCCTAAAAAAATTGTGCGGTACTTATAAATGGCAGCGACGAACGTCCAAGCCTTTTCAGGAGACTTGGACATTGCGGGTGCAATTACATCAAACTTGGAGGTGGGCACAGCTAACCTCTTTGTGGATACCCTCACGGGGAGGGTCGGCATCGGGACGGATGATCCCGGGACGAAATTACATCTACTAGGTGTCGGAACAGGAAGTGGTCCCAAATTAAGATTTGAAACCCTGAACAATGGTAATGGCGATTATACTGTGAGTGGAACGGAGATAGGTAGAATCCAATTTGGTGCGGATGACTTCAGTTGGGCGACGCAACACATGTCTTCCGAGATTGTCGGTATACATGATACTCCGAATTACAGTGGTGCTCGGGGTATTCTTGCGTTCAAAACTTCCTCAAGTCAGGGCTCAGACCCCGCAGAGAGGATGCGAATCCGATATGACGGCAACGTCGGCATCGGGACGAATAATCCGGCTCATAAATTGTCTGTAAACGGTGGTCATATACAGACTATAAATGATTCGGGGTCTAACGATATCATGGGTTTGTTTTCAGCCAGTTATGGTGATTTTCTTCATATTGGAGCTTGGAACGCCGGTGGTAGCGAAAGTAAAAACATAGCCATGAACTACATTGGTGGCAACGTCGGCATCGGGACGACGAATCCCGTTTATAAATTACAGGTAACTGGAAATACTTATTTGACTAATTCTTACATAGGGGGTGCCCGGTATGTTACTAACCGAAACTCTCAGGGTAGAATTTTATTTTCGGGATCTCAGGATAGTAAGTGGATAGGTAGAGGTAACAATGCAAGTGATATACATTTTACTCGCTCTGATAATAATAACATGCTTGTAGTATATTATGGTGGTATTTCAAAGGCTGGAGGTACTTTCGATATTAAACACCCTCTCAGTAAAATAGGTAGAAGGGATCGTCTTCGACACAGTTTCATCGAGGGTCCTCGTGCTGACAACATATACAGGGGTGTAGTAGAACTAGTATCTGGGAATGCAACAGTAAATATGTGTACAGATTCGGTGGAATCTCCAGATTGTGCTATGCGCCCAGGAACTTTTACCGCTCTGAACAAAAATCATCAATTTTTCTTACAAAATGTGAGTGATTTTGATCGTGTGAAGGGACGCCTAGATGGGGAAACATTAACAATCGAGAGTGAAAACCCAACGAGCAATTCTGCCGTATCATGGATGGTCGTCGGTGAAAGACAGGATGAGCATATGAGAGACCTCGCATGTGACATGACGAACGATAATGGATCCGTAGTCACTGAATACATTCAAGATGAAACCGATTTACCCGACAGTGATGTCCAGGAAGAAGAAGAAGATGAAGCAGATTTACAATAAATAATTTCGTGTTCTATATTATATGGGAATTATTACAAAGGACACCATCGATTTGGATTACGGTTTTACATTTTCAAATACATATTCATGTTTTGCTAAGAATAACGTCACGATTACACGTTTTAAAAATGTAATTCGTGTCACGGGTGTAATCTCAACATGGCTTAACAGAGAAGCTCGACTGCTAAACAAAAAGCCCCTCTTCAGTGAACATATCAGCGTTGATACACAAACTCCACCAACGGGAAATCTTTACGAACTACTATACAACGAGTATATAAGACAAAAGACAGAAGCCGGTTCTAACGTGGAAACATCCACTGATTAAACAAACGACTTTATACCCAAGCTTAAAAATAAACTCTCACTATAATATAAAATGTCTGGTGGTATCGCCCAACTCGTCGCTGTCGGTGCTCAGGATGTGCACCTCGTCGGTCAGCCCGAAGTCAGCTTTTTCCGTTCTACGTACAAGCGCCACACGAACTTTTCCCAAACTGTCGAGCGTCAGGTCATTCAGGGCAACGTCTCGAACAACGGCATGTCCACCATCCGCTTCGAGCGCAAGGGTGACATGCTCAACTACGTCTACCTCATGCCCATCAAGTCCGATGGCACCCAATCGAACATCGTCCCCGATTGGACCACTGCCATCTCCAAGGTGGAGCTCCTCGTCGGTGGTCAGGTGATTGATGACCAGGATTCCTTCTACTCGACCCAGATTGCCCCCACTCTCTCGGCCACCTCCTCCTCCAAGTCGGTCGCTGGCGATCTCTACGGTGGTTCCACCAATGAGCGCTTCTACCCTCTCCGCTTCGCCTTCTGCGAGAACTGGCAGACTGCTCTCCCCCTCATCTCTCTCCAGTATCACGATGTCGAGCTTCGCATCACTTGGGGGACTGGTGCCACCGAATACAAGTGGGAGGTCTACGCCAACTATGCGTACCTTGATACTCAGGAGCGTGAGGTCTTCGCTTCCCAGCCCCAGAACATGCTCATCACCCAGGTTCAGAAGGCGGTCGCCTCTAGCAACAAGATCCAGGAACTCAACTTCAACCACCCTATCAAGTATCTTGCGGCGGCGAACACAACTGCCGTGAACATCGTAACGGATACCAACAAGCTCAAGCTCCAGATCAACGGCACCGATGTCGCCGACTACAAATTCGGTAACCCCAACTTCACATCGGTTCCCCTTTATTACCACACTTCCCATGGTAACTCTACCCCAGGTGCCAAGCTCTTCACTTATCCCTTCTGCCTCGACACTGGTAAGCTTCAGCCCACGGGTAATCTCAACTTCTCCCGTCTTGATTCGGCTCGTATCATCAGCGACACAGCTGTGAACACCGATGACGTTTACGCCGTCAACTACAACGTTCTCCGCATTGAGAATGGTATGGGCGGTCTTTTATATTCTAACTAAATAATAACTATGTTTTGGAAGATTGTTTTCCTCCTCGCCATCGTTTTTGTATTGACGTACGATCCTAAGTCCAGGACACTCGAAAAGTTTGTCGGTCAGCCTACACCACCGACAGATAAATCTTGTGAAAATGCGCATTACGAAGCCGTCCAATTCGCTCAGTCACCCTACGAGTGTCCCTCTCCAGGGAAGACTGTGATGGGTGCAATTGCTTAAAAAGAAAACACATCTTAAAAGTATATGATCCCCGTCAACCGTGACACCCTCATGTTGATCGCCACCATTGTGTGTGCAGCTGGTATCATTTTCCTATTCAAGGAACTCAATAAGACCAAGGAGGAGATGAACTCGTTCAAAGATTTTTCGGTTCAGGTCGTGAAGCAGCTGAGTGCGCCCACACCCGCACCTGCACCCGAACCTGTGAAAAAGGAGGAGCCAAAGGAGGAAAAATCTGATGAATAAACATATCACCTTATTATAACTTGCGAATGCGCAATGAAAAAGTACAAAGCGATAGCTGTACCGGTTAGCTTTGCCGATGGGAAACCACGATTTCTCACGGTGAGGGACTATCGGTTCAAAGATTGGATATTTGTTACGGGTGGATGTAGGCGAAGAGAAATATTCAATCCCCTCCGATGTGCCCTCAGGGAACTCGAGGAAGAGACTCGAGGTGTGGTTTCCCTAAAAAACGGCGAATATACCGAATTTAAGTTTACTGTCAAGGAAAGTCCAACTATTGATCTCGAATATAACGTCTTTATATTCTTCGTAAACTATTCGAGAACAGAACAACAAAGTCAAATAAAGAAATTTTATGAAGAAAAACATAAGACTAATTTGAAAAAAATTATGAAACAACCGATCAGGAAGACATACGATGAAAACGATTTCATGAGCTATGATACACTCGATGAATTCAATTCAAGAAAGCGTTGGAAACTCATCATAGACAACGTGATCAAGAATCCACAATTTTATGCGTGTATAAGTTCTTTGAATAGAAAAACATTTTCTATAAAATAATGAAGTCCAAGGCTTACATTTTACGTCAGGTTGCAGAACTCCTCGAAAAAAATAGAGGTTTTTGTGAAGAGGAGATAGCTGAATGGATGAAGGAAAATGAGACGAAAACGGTATATGAACTCTTAACGATAAAGAAAGAACTTTCTCAGGGTAAAGAATTTCGAGATGTATCGTGTATGAGGTGGTTTAGAGAGTAGAAACAATAAGTAAGTATGTTTAAGAGTTGGTGTGCAGCTCGTAATTTCAATCATGCAACCAATCTATCACATGTGCTCATGGACGGTGGTGTCCTTTCCGTGCCATTTGATAAATTGAATGACTTTCATGAAAAGTATATCGAATCTGTAAAGGGTGGGGAGCGACTATACGTTGTCGAACAGAAAAGTGAAAAATACAACTTCTTTGTCGACATTGATTATAAAGACAAGGAATCCCTCACTCTCGATGAAATCAAAGACATTTGTAAAATCATCTGTGATAAAGTCAAGCGTCATGGTGGTAAAGATTGTCTCATCTCAGTAGCACCACCCAAACCATGTGGAGAACTCACGAAAACTGGTGTTCATATGAATTGGCCAGGGTTCGTGGTAGATCAGGATTCTGCGATCGCACTTCGAGAACATATTCTCATCGCATTATCGAAGGCCAAAGGAAGAACAACGGATTGGAATGAAATTATTGACACTGCTGTATATGGAAATGCCAGTCGAAAAACAAAAGGGAGTGGTTTTAGAATGCCATGGTCCCATAAAAAGGCAAAACATGGAGCGTGTGACGGTCGAGGATGCTCGGATTGTGAGAGGGGTAAAATTGACCAGCTTCCATATCTCCCCATTTATGTATATCGTCATGGACCCCTGAGTTCTATCATGCGCATCGGTCAAGATCCATCATTGGATATTTTGAAAATGGCTGTGGTACGTACGAATGAACCCCAAACCACACACGTCGTACCACCGTCTACAGTTCTAAAGGAGGGAACTTTTACCGCTACACAGACAAAGGACGAAGTTCGTGATGATGATCTCAAGGATATGATTGAAGAATTTATACGCAAAAATATGGAGGGGCAGGGGGAGGCGTATGTTCCGAAGATGTTCAAGAAAAAGGATACATACCTCGTATCGACAACTTCAAAATATTGTGAAAATCTTAAACGGGAACATGGTTCTAATCATGTTTGGTTCATCATCAGTGGAAAGACTATCATTCAAAAATGTTTTTGTCTTTGTGAAACGTTGAGAGGTCGAAGAGATGGTTTCTGTAAAGACTTTTGTGGACGAAGACACCAACTTCCAACTGCTATAGTAGACCGATTGTATCCCCAAAAAGAAGACATCAAAAAGTGTCCAGAAATTAAAAAGAGAGTGGAAAAACCTCGAGTGAATTACGCAGATGCCAAACTACCACTCGAAACATTCATAAAAAAGAACATGCGTGGACCAGATGATTTACGCATCGTGACTATCAGTAAAGAGAAGACGAATATCGTTGCATTGACAAATTCTAATTACTGTGAGACAATCAAGGGTATGCATGAAGAAGCGGTAATGTCATATGTTATCAAAGGGAAAGAAATCAAACAAAGGTGTCCTCGCTGTAAAAATAATACAGGAAGAGCTCATTGTTTAGGCTTGGACATTATAAAGGTACTTAAACAGTAATGTCTCAAAATAAGTAAATGATCACACGATCTGGACGTAAGATAAAGAAACCTGAACTTTTTCAGCCCACTGAACAGGAGTTGATTGATGATTATTCCCCAGATGAGCATGATACAGACTTTGATTCGGAACTGGACACGGAAGATGAATGTTATTCAGATGAGAGTGAGGAGGATGATGACAGTGATGCCGACGAACATGGAAATCTAAAGGGTTTCATCGTCGATGATGAGAGTGAAAGTGAGGAAGAAGATGCTTAAAAAAAACAAAAACTATATTAGAAAATGGAAACAGATATTGGAAACCCCATTGAATATAACCCCAACATGGATCCTTTAAATAACGATAAGAATGAAGAGCCTGTACAGGAGGAACCACCTTATTATATGGATTATCCTATGCAGCCTCCAATGCCTCCACCCACACCTCGTAACGATAAGTTTGATTTATTCGAAAAAGTTGATAAATCCACTTGGATTATCGCTTTTGCAGTATTCCTTTTAGGCTTTTTTATGGGGAAAACCATGCAGCCAGTGATCCTCAGGTACACTTGAGTATGGAACAAATGTCCCAATATCTCCATAAATGGGAGCAATTTTACCCGTGTTATCCATCTTCATCAACTGAGTTGGATACATCGGAATGATAAACGCATCATCAGTATCTTCAATAAAACCAGCAGTTGTACTAGCTTCAGGTTCCATTTTGTTTTGTAATTCAAACGTTGGATTAAAAAACAAAATAAAGAAAGCACTAACCAAGATAATCGTGATGATAATCTTGATCATTTTGTTTATTGTATGTTAATATTATTTACGCAGACGAAACTTCGGACTCTCCCTCCTCCTTTACCTCCTCGAGTTTGCCATCGGTGGAGGCAGCAGCCTCAGCCTCACGCTTCTTCTGGCGCTCCTCAATTTCAGCAGCTACGATAGCGTCAGCCTCCTTGACGAGCTCCTCCATGGGAGTATCGGGCTTCTCCTTCTTGAGACGCTCGAGAACCTCGGCTGGGTGAGCGATCGGTGGCTCATCGGGCTTGGTGTAGAAC